CTCGAAGCGGCCATGTGCATGAGGATTGGAATTTCCGGGAACGAACTTCTCAAACAGTATGGAGATGAAGCAGTTGAAACGGCGTGGAAAGAAAATGATATGCCGCTCCAGATGCTGCTTGTCGAGTGCCTGAAGCTTGAGGGAATGCCCGTGCCTCGTTCGTTCGGCAACGAGACGATACAGGCGGCGTTTTCGACGGTGTCATTGCCGGGAATATTGTCCAATGTTGCAAACAAGAAGCTTTTGCAAAGTTACAGCGCACAGCCGGTTATTGCCACAAAACTTTGCAGTGAAGGCGATCTTTCGGACTTCAAGGAAAACGAACGTTTCCGCCTTACCGATGTGGGCGATCTTGAGCGCGTGCCGGACGGCGGCGAGATCAAGGAAGGCAAACAGAAAGAAGAGAAGGCCCTGAATCAGCTCGACACTTACGGCAAGAAATTCTGCCTCACGAGGCGCATGATCATCAACGACGATCTGGGCGCGTTCATGAAAGTTCCGGTGGCGATGGGCAACCGAGCCGCTCGTCTGATCGACCAGCTCTTTTTCAAAAGGCTCATGGAAAATCCCGACCAGTCGGATGGCAAGAAGCTCTTTCATGCTGACCACAAAAACTATATGGAAGGCGCTGAGACCGCGCTCAATTTTGAAGGACTGCGAAAGGCTGTCCAGATATTCCTCGACCAGACGGATGCCGACAGCCAGCCCATCAATATCGAGCCTGCGTTCCTTGTCGTTCCGACTGCGTTGAAGCATACCGCCATCGAATTGACGAAGGGTGCGACGCTCATAATGGCAGGCGGCGAAACCCAGGCGATCCGTCCGGCGCTGAACGTTCTTGCCGATGAAAATCTGCAGGTTGTTAGTGCGCCGCACCTTTCGAATTCGACCTACGACAATGCCAGTTCCAAAGCGTGGTATCTCTTCGGAAATCCTTCTCAGATAGATACTTTCGAGATCGGGTACTTGCGCGGCAAGCGGACTCCGACCGTTGAAGTCGGCGACACGGACTTTAACACTCTCGGACAGTGGTTCAGGGTCTATTTCGATCTCGGCGTTCGTGAACAGGACTTCCGTGGAATGGTCAAATCAAAGGGCGAGTAAGCAGCGAAAACAACTAAGGAAAGGTAAAAAATATGAAAGCAGTTTATGTACAAAGAGGTGATTCGATAGACCACACGCCCAGTGCCGATGTTGGCGCTGGCGATGTGGTAATAATCGGGGCAAATCTCTTGGGGATCGCGAAGCTCGATATCAAGTCGGGTGAACTCGGTGCGCTGGCGCTTGTGGGCGTTTTCGATATGCCCAAAACTGCGGGTACCGGAACGGCAATCGCCGTCGGCGTGACTGTCTATTGGGACGCTGCCAATCAGGTGGTTACGACCGACAGCAATTCCGGTGCAAACATCCAGCTCGGCAGAACTGTCGCGGCGGCGGCAGACGCCGATACGACAGTGCGCGTCCGCCTGAAACAGTAGGAGAAAACGCCGATGGCTGACATCTTGAAAAACGCATTGTCATGGCTGGAATCTCAGCGCAAGAAGCATCTCACTTCGCTTGTTCTTTACAAAAAAGGGAATGATCTCGTTGAGATCCCGGCCACCATCGGCAAAACCATTTTCCGTATCGAGGATGATTATGGAAGAATTATCCATTACGAAAGCAGAGATTATCTCATCAGTTCTGCTGATCTCCTCATAAATGGGATAATCATCACACCGCAAAAAGGCGATGAGATTATCGCCGATGGCTTCATTTATGAGATTATGGCTCCTGCAAACGAACCGGAATGGCGATACTCGGACACGTATCGAAACACGTTGCGGATTCACACAAAATTAACAGGAAAGGAATAGCTATGCCGAACGGAAATGAAAACCCTGATCATCGCGATTTATGGATCGTGGTTAATGATGTCAGGCTGGACTTGGCGGAATTGAAGGGGATGCTTAAAATGCATATTTCCGATCCGAATATTCACCATCATCCGCCGTGTAAAGCCGCCTCGGATATGCAGAAAACCATCCTTTCGGCGGCGGGGGCGGCGATACTCGCGCTGCTATCCGCGATAGGGTCGATAATCGCAAATATCATGAGGTAATTATGTCGAAATTAACAGATATCGCCGATGCTGTTGTGGCAAAAATAAACAATGCGAACCTTGTTCCGGGTCTTGTCGCCGAGCGGACTTTGCTGCCCGTTTTCGAACTCAAAGATTTGAAGACGCTCAAGGTTTCTGTTGTTCCGAAGTCCAGAAAAATTACCCAGGATACACGGAGCCATACGAGTGACGAGATCGAGGTCGATATCGGCGTCATGAAAAAGATTGCCGACGACTCGGAGCTTGATGGACTCATGAAACTTGTCGAGGATATGGAAGGTATTTTCAAAGCAGAAAGGCTGGCTGGATATCCCAATGCCGTGTGTGTAAAAAAGGAGAACGATCCGATCTATGATCCCGAGCATTTGCGGCAGTTCCGGCAGTTCACAAGTGTCTTAACTCTAACGTTTAAGGTGTTCTGATGTTCGACTTCAGGATCAAGTGGGATTTTCATCCGAAGAAAATCAAAAACGTGGCGAAAAAAGCTTCGTTCAAGAATCTCGGACACGCCGGAGCGATCATCCGTCTTGCCGCAAAACAGAGCATAAAAAGACACAGGAAAGCTTCGCCTTCCGGAACGCCGCCGCATACGCGAAGGGGACAGCTGAAAAGGTCGCTGCGTTATGCGGTCGACAAGGGAAATGAGAGTGTCGTCATCGGCCCGACTTATACGATGGTCGGGCGTTCCGGAATGGCTCATGAATACGGCGGATTTTTCAGAGGAAACAGATACCCAAAACGTGCATTTATGCAGCCAGCTCTTGATAAAAATAAACGGAAGGTGTCCAACTTATGGGCAAATGCTGTCAGGTAAATAATGGAGGTAAATCGATATGTTTAAACTAGGATTGGAAGGGAAGCTGTATTACGGCGATGCCGGAAATACGGCTGCAACTGAACTCAAAAACGCGAAAGATGTGACTCTGAATCTGGAAAGTTCGGAGGCCGATGTGACCACCCGCGCGAACAACGGATGGCGTGCAACAGTAGCAGCATTGAAGGATGCTTCAATAGAATGGGAGATGATATGGGACACTGCAAATGCCGGATTTGTCGCAATAAAAAATGCCTATTTCAGCGGGTCGGCGATCGCGCTGGCCATTCTCGATGGAGAGGATGGAGAAGGACTCGACGCCGACTTCGCTATCACAAGCTTTTCGAGGTCGGAACCCATCGAAGAGGCTATGACCGTAAGTGTCACGGCCAAGCCTACTTACTCCACAAGAGCACCCCAATGGAAGGAGGCAACCCCATAATGAAAACATTTAAAGACAACGAAGGACGGTCATGGAATGTATCGGTCAATGTCGCTGCAATGAAAAGGGTAAAAACGCTGCTGAATCTGAATCTCATGGATGCCGTGGAGAGCGATCTCATCCAAAGACTTGCAACCGATCCAATGCTTTTGTGCGACGTGATTTACGCAATATGCAAGCCCGACGCTGATAAGCGGAATGTCAGCGACGAGCAATTCGGACAGTCGATGGCTGGCGACGTGATCGAACACGCGACCGTTGCGCTTCTTGAGGAACTTGTCGATTTTTTCCCGGATGCGAAGCGCCAGGTACTTCGCAAAGCGGTGGAGAGATTCCAAAAGGTGCAGACCCGGGCAGTCGAGACGGCGGACAAATATCTGGACAGTCCGATATTCGAAAAGAGGATCGAGGACGCGCTGAAGAATATTACCGATTTCTCTGGGAACTTGCCGGAATCATCGGAGTCAACCCCGACCCCTTGACGCTGAAAGAGTTGCTGATCATGGCCGAGGCGAAGAGCAAGGATAACTGGAACCACACATCGGCGATCCTGGCTCTTATCATCAACGTCAACCGCGATCCGAAAAAGCGCCGTGCGGTAAGTCCCAGGGAACTCAATCCGCATGAGCAGAAAAAGAAAACAGTCCTTAGCGGAAAAGGGCTGAGAATTTTAAAAGATGTCTTTGTAGACAGGAGGCAAGAATGAGTTATAAAAAGCTGAAAAGAGAAGAGATAACCGTCAGTGTTGAAGAGGCAAAAAATGGAAGCTTGAGTCTTCTTGTAGGGATGTACGAAAAAGATATGTGGCTAAATTATGTCCTGATCAGATTAGTCAATTTTCCAGAGGCCTGTGAAAATTTGGATAATTTCAAGTTCGTAATTGATGGTGACAAAACAGAATGAGTGCAGGAACGAACATCAAAGCGGGTGCGGCTTATGTCGAGCTTTTCATGCAGGACAACAGGCTTGTC